GTGGCCCTTAGTGATACCAAACTCCGTAGCATCAATGCTAAGCCATACAGCGGCGCAGCTGAAGTCACAGATGGTGACGGGCTGAGTGTACGCATAACTCCCACAGGCACGATCACATTCCAGTTTCGTTATCGCTGGAACGGTAAGCCCGTTCGCCTCTCCATTGGCCGCTATCCCGCTATGTCTCTCAAGGAGGCGCGCGTTGTCGTCGGTGAGATGCGCGAATTGTACCTCAAGGGGCTAAACCCGAAAAATTATTTTGCCAAAGAAGATGGCGAGCTGACTCTCAAAGAGTGCTTGGATCAGTGGTGGGGCAAGTATGTTGAAACGCTGAAGCCGAACACTCAGACGCTGTACAAGTCAGTTGTGTACAACACGATGTACACAGAATTCCCGGACGCTCCGGTAGTAAACATTCCTGTTTCGGCATGGGTGCGTTTCTTTGATAAGCAGGAAAAGAAGAACAGCAAAAAGGCCAGGGTGCTTCTTCTGCAGCTACGTTCCGTCATGAACTGGTGTATCAGTCGCCAGTTGATCCCATCGTGCGAAGTCCTGAAGCTAAGTGTTAAGACCATTGGAAAAAAACCTGATGTGGGTAGCCGTGTTCTCACGTATACCGAGTTGGCTAAAATCTGGCTGGCGCTGGAGAACAACAAGATCGTTACCTCCAACAAGGTGCTTCATCAGCTGCTTTTGCTTTGGGGAGCCAGGCTATCAGAGCTGCGCCTTGCTACTGCCAGTGAGTTCAATATGGATGATCTTATCTGGACGACTCCAGCAGAACATTCAAAGATGGGTAACGTAATCCGTCGCCCGGTGTTTGACCAGGTGAAACCTTTTGTTGAAAGGCTCCTCAATGCTGGAAATGATGTTCTGTTTCCCGGCCAGGAACTCGACAAGCCTATAGATCGCTCGTCAGCAAATCTCTATATGAAAAAATTAAGGGATAAAATTGATATACCAGAGTGGCGAACACATGACTTCAGGCGTTCGCTGGTGACGAATTTATCAGGGGAAGGGGTTATGCCTCACGTCACTGAAAAGATGCTGGGGCATGAGTTAGGGGGAGTGATGGCGGTTTATAACAAACACGATTGGCTGGTGGAGCAGAAGGAAGCATACGAAAAGTACGCGGACAAAATATTTTGGCAAGTAAATAAGTTAAGATAAATTCTTTTTGTTAGGTTTGTCGAGGTCATCATGAATAGCGAATTATTAAAATGGCTTGTTAGTATCGTTACATCAGCAGCATTTATCTCTGGAGTTGGCTACTTATTTAGAGATAGTATTGGAAAGTTTCTTACAAAATCTATTGAACACAAGTTTGATACAAAACTTGAAAAATTTAAATCTGAAGTGAGAGAGGGCGAGAAAGAACTGGAGCAAATAAGGAATTATCTTTCCAATGTGAGAACAAGCAGGGATTCTGTTCTCCAGTCAAAAAGATTCGAATCAGCTGAGAATTTAATTAAGATTCGTAAATACCTAATTGGTTTATCTATGGCGGTGCAATATATGCAGATGCTTAATGTCAAAGAGATAATGAAAATGGGAGATGACCAAAGACTTAATGACTTTATGGAAGCTATCACAAGGCCATTAAAAATAAATGAAAAGTTAGAAGAGTATAATGGTTTTGATAAGGATACTATGAAATTATATTTGAGTGAAAGCACACTTAAATCTTTTGAAATATATGAATCAATATCTTTGTTTGCTCTAATATCTCTTCGTTTTTTGTCAATCCCCTTAGCTAGAAAACACAACATTCTAAATGAAGGAGAGATAAGCAAAAAAATAATTGAGGTGATTCCTGCTTCAAAGGAAGGTTTTGATAAATTTGGTGAGATTTATATTTATAATTGGCACAATTACTTTTATACCGATGTATTAAATAAGCTTAGGAGTGAGTTGATTGGTGAAAACAATATGATCAATGATACAAAGTCTGCAGAAAGGCTTGCTTTGGATTTTCAAAAAACAAAGGGTAGTATAAAAGAACTGTTAGCAACCTATGGGTTGTCTCAGGGCTTAATAAATGAAGGTGGGATGGAAGAATAGTGATGGGTATATATTGAAATATAATAGGTTAGTGTTCTGTATGGCTTTAAATGTAACTAAACATACTTAAAGCCATTGTGTTTTACTTTTTGTTAATTTATCTGTGGCTATTAACTCCACCTCTCTCCAACCATTCTGAAACTGCTTTCCTGCTATAGCGTGTTGGATAGGTGAGAACAGGTTGAGGAAAACCATGCTCTTTACGTAAACGCCACACAGCTGTTTTTTTCTTCCCCAGCAATTCGAATACTTCTTTCTCTTCCATAAAATCCTTAGAAGTCATAAGCACCTCATTCAAAATTACCGTTAAAAATACATGTCCCACACCCGCCGCGAGCCCCTTCAGTACAAACATCACAGCGGTCAACTTTTTTACGAAGTTGTTCTTTGATGTGCAGCCTTGGCTCCCCATCTTTTGGTTCCGGCCATTCGCGCTGTTTGTTCACTGCCAGCTTTTCGATCATCGCCTGGGTAATCTGTTCGTCGGTGATACCGGCACGACGCTGGGCATCCCACATCAGGAATTGCATATCAGCCCACTCGGAGAGGTCACCAGGCTCTGCTGCAGCTTCCAGCGCTTCTTTGCTGAGGTGTTTCAGCGGGCCAACCTGGCCCACATTGCCGAAGGTAGCCTGTGACCATTCAGCGTGTTCACGGCGAACCTGATTGCGAGCAAATGAGAACTCCCCCATCAGCGCTGCCAATGCGATTTCAGTAATACGCAAATACATAGCTGCGCGGGACGGATTGCTGAATTCACCCTCTTTTAAAAACTTCGACATTTCCGCCACGTCAGCACGGCACACGGCGATTAATTGCTCATTAGTGAATGTGGCGATATCAGTCATTCCAGGCCTCCAGCTCGTTCTCTATTTCTTCGTCGATCTCGTCGTTGGTAGCTTCTTCATTCAGTTGGTCGCGGGCTTCTTTGAGATACACTTCACGACGCTCCCGGTACCATTCTGAGAACTCAGGAGTCCAGCCTTGTAGAGAGCCGTCAAAGTCAACTTTGGCGTTACGTTCAGCCATGCTCTCGACCATGCTGTAAGCGGTGGTAAGCGCCGCTTCGCGGATATACCCACGAAGGTCACGCTTGCGCCAGTACGGATTGCGCTTTGAGTCGCAGAATGGTTTAAATTCAACTTCCCAGCGGCGGATGCAACGTGCGTTCAGTGATTTACTCATGCTGCCCACCATTCAATAAACATGCAGATACCAACGGTTACTACGGCAATCAGCACCCAGCAGATCACATCTAACAGGGCGGCGAACCGACGTAGGGTGTATTTGCTGTAATTCTCAGGATCAATATTCATACCGCCTCCCCAAGTACCCAACGAAGTGCGCTTGCATACTCACCCTCGGCTGATTCCAGGGCTTTGATGATTTCTTTGCGGGTTTTCAGGCGCGGCTTTGCCTCGCCGAGGATCTGACGCTGACGCCGGGCTTTTTCGTGGCCTTTGGTACCAGCAGTTGCCGCTTCGATTTCCGCTACCTTTTCCCGCTGTTCTTCGGGTTTAAGCGATGCCAGCTGACGCGCCTGGGTAACGGTGACCGTTCCGGACTCCACTGCATCGCGAACAGCCTGGGTGGCATCCAGCAGTGACAGCGTTGCGCGTACGGTCTGGACACTCACGCCAAACATCAGCGCTAAATCGTCCTCGTCGTGCCCGCGCTCCAGCGCATCAGCCATTTTCTTTGCTCGGCCCAGTGGTGTATCTGCCTGGCGGATTTCGTTAGCACTTACCATCGCCTGAGCCATGCGAACGGCGGAGCCACGTTTAGCGACTGCTGGAACCAGTAACGGTTCTTTACCCTCTTTCAACAGTCGCTTGTTGGCTTCCAGTGTATGGCGCACACGCTGGCGACCATCGACTACACAAGACAGGCCAGTCTCCGGGTCTTTCCAGACGATAATCGGCTCAAGAACGCCCTGGTCCATGATGTTCAGCACCATTGCCTCGCTGATAGGCAGGTGGATACGCTCATCGTAAAGCGGGTGCGTTTTGTCGGTAACCAGGTGCAGGTTTTCAGGTTCGAACGTCAAAACGTTCGTTTTGCCACTCGCGCCATATACCAGCTTTGAGTCTTTAGCCATCAGAGAGCCTCCACGTTACGGAATCTGGTGGGGCAAATTGCTTTCAAGTCGCGCATTGCTTCGAGGACATGCAGATTTGTGCGCTTCTTGGTGTGTCGCTCGGTCAGACGATCACACTCTTTCGCCCAGGATTTGACCTCTGCGAGAAGGGCGTCACGTTCGGTGCGCGTCTGGCGCAGAGCTACATTCGAAACATCGAGGACGGTAGCCAATTCCTTGATGATTGCTGCCTGTTCTGGTGGCATAGTTTTGGCTATTTCGTACGACTGTTTAATAAGTTGATTTGCTGTCTTAGCCATCTTTTGTTCTCCATCTGACGCGCTGCAACGCGTAAATTTAGGGTGCAGCAACCCAACCCATGAAAGTGGGTGAATAGCCGGTTAAAATTTCTTGCTGATGGGGTAGCCGCCACTGCAATGGCGGCACGTTAGTTCTCCACACAACAAAAAGAGCACTACCGCGTTCTGCCGTTCCATCCTGGCTTTTGGTACCGCAACGGCTGCGAGATATTTTTTGCATGCCAGCGCTCTTTTGGTTGTGCCCTCGTCTCTTCCGAGGCGTCACACCTTTTCGCCGCGCTGGTGGGGCGCACGTCGTGCCTGAAACACTTAGCTTGCACATTCTTCCGGAATTCCTGAGAGCGCATGGATAAAGGTAACTCTCTGGCGGCTAACGCTGCATGTGCCATACAGCGGTTGCGAATATTGCCGTTCACAACTGGAAGCGCACTCCTTCAGTTACAAACCGATCCCCACTGGAAAGAAGGGGAATGCGCTTCCATGTTGTGTGCATTCGGTTATCGGATAAACGTAATGTAGGATAACTTACCTTGGAGTGTCAATGATGATGGTAGGAAATCTTACATTGAGGTGTAAAAAAAACCGACAATGAGGTCGGCTTTTTGTAAAAGAAGGGGGTTATAAGTCAGTTACAACCTGGCGAACGACTCCGACAATCTTGCAATTTCCGTTTACTTCAAGGACTCGGTAATTTGGATTCAGGGGGACCAGGTATTTTATAGGCCCATCGATTACAAATTTTTTGAGTGTAGCCTCGGCAGATCCCATTACCTGCGCGACAACTATCTTACCGTTAACCTCAAGTAAACTACCGTAATCAGGGTCAACGACAACGATTGATCCTTCGGGGATGCTGGGGGCTCCGTTCGGGTTGGTCATTGAGTCCCCACGGACCTTGAGAGCAAATCCTTCATCACAAAGGTTAGCTGTAGTATAAATCCATTCGGAAACATCGCTTTCAGTCACGGGGGCTCCGCTCTCAGTCCACTCTCCAGCTTGGACCCAAGATAGTACGGGTATTCTTTTCACACCAAACCGTTCTGTTGGTTTGTAAGCCGCCTCTTCAGCATCTGATTCACCTAAGCCGCTTATAATCCACTGAGGGTTTGTTTTTAACGCAGTAGCCAGCGCCTGAAGGTTAGATCCTCCAGGTTCATAGTCGCCTGATTCCCACCCAGTCACAGTTACACGATTCACGCCTACTAATTTGGCTAAAACCGCCTGGGTTAGTTTCAGTTCTTTTCGTCGAGCCCTGATGCGTTCATTCATTTTCATGTAGGTAATCCTACCACTTTGTAATGTAGGATTCCTTGACCTTGTAATGTAAGATATCCTACTATCATGAAGTCTATTCCTTCCATCAGAGGCAAAAATGAAAAAAGAAGACGTGATCTCTTACTTTGGCACGGTCGGCAACGTAGCAAAGGCTTTAGGCATCTCACATGCATCTGTATCTGGATGGGGCGAGATTATTCCAAAAGGTAGAGCGTTTGAAATTCAGGCACTAACAGAGGAGAGACTGAAAGTTAATCCCGAACTTTATACAAAGCCTAATCAAACAGCAGCTTAACCGTAACTACAAATCGAATTTTAAAGGGGTAGGTGTGACAAAAAAAATTGAATCAGAGGTGATAAAGCGGTTGCAAGCGCTCAACCCTGAAACGGTAAGGCTGGATGAAATGAATCGAGTAGTGACTCTGATCGGGTGGACCTTATCAGAAAAACTTCCAGACACCTATAGCGATGAGAACAAAGGCAAGGATATCGAACACGACTCCGATTCGCTTGGGATTTCTCGGGTAACCAGAAATGGTTGCTGTAACCCGACCGAGGCCGTCGTACTGGAGCATTTCCTGGTAGGGGTGGTTAATCCACTCACCAATGCCCCAAAAAAAGACGCCAAGGGAAACCAGTGCTGTAGGGCCAGGAGGATATGCAGAAAGAACTCCAGTACCGTTCAGCAGAAAAACGAATGCACCAGCGACAATCAAAACTTTGTACCAGTAGTCCAGAGTCAATTTAGACAAAGGGTTATTCATTTAATACACCGGCTGTTCCGTGGGCTAAGAAAGTGATTTTAAGCGAAGGGTTATCAACATGGTAGAACAAAAGCAAAGTTTGAAAGATGTAGTCAAGGCTATGTGTAAGTCCATACATGGTGGGCGTGAGGCTATGGCTGGCGCGCTAGGCATGACCTTAACGCAGTTCAATAACAACCTTTATGAGAAAAATGGTTGTCGTTTCTTCGAAGTCAGCGAACTGGAAGCGATGGAGGACATTTCCAACACGTCGTTACTGGCTGACTACTTCGCTCGCCGTCGTGGTGCTCTGCTGGTGGATGTTCCGCACCTGGAAGAACTGGACCGCGTGGACTTGTTTAGCCGGGCAATGCGTACCTCTGCCGCCAGGGGGCAGGTTGATCAGATTATCGAACAGGCGCTTGAAGATGGCGTTATTGAAAGGCACGAGGCCGAAGAAATCATGGTGCATCACCGCCGTCACCTGGCAGCTCGGGAAGAAGAGATTGCCGCAATTATCACGTTATTTTCACGCAAAAAGAAGTGACGCCAGCGAGTTGCAGCTCCTGGCGTCGTGGCGTGTCGTTATCAGTGGAGATTACTAACGCATGAACAGTTTATCAACACAATACCGCAGGTCGCAACTTGTAGCGCGGCCAGTTCCTGGTGGAGCAGGACCGGTGCAGTTCGTGTATGGGGTAAGAGTACCAGGCGGGTTCGAGCCTGTCTGCTACCAGTTTGCTCAGTGGGTGGTAGGGGACTTTAACGGCCAGGCGGAGAAAGTATGCGAGAGCTCAACCGATGGTTCAGAGATCACTACGGTGTCCCAGTCAGGGTCATACGCTGGGAGCCCCAGACACAGCGCGTTATATACCTGCGTGAAGGGTACGAGCATGAATGCTTTAGCCCCCTCGAGCAGTTCAGACGAAAATTCAGGGAAATAGAGGGGTCTTATGAGCCTGTTAATGCCATCAAGGCCGATAGTCATCAATCCTGACCTTGCGTATAGCATCGGCCTGAATGAAGCCATTGCGCTGCAGCAGCTTAACTACTGGCTGCAAGAGACTAACTCAGGGCTGGAGCGTGACGGCGTACGCTGGATCTACAACACAACAGAGCAATGGCTGGAGCAATTCCCGTTCTGGTCTGAATCCACTCTGAAGCGCACCTTCACCCGGCTGAAGAGCCTGGGCGTGCTTAAAGTTGAGCAGCTGAACAAGTCCCAGCGCGACATGACGAACTACTACACGATCAACTACGAGAGCGAGCTTTTAGATGAGGTCAAAGTGACCAAATCGAAGAAGTCAAAATGCGCCGCTCCATCAGGTCAAAATGACACGATGGAAGAGGTCAATGTGAAACGCTCCACCGGGTCAAAACGAACCGCTGTCATCAGGTCAAATTGGCACGATGATCTTACAGAGAATACAACAGAGAGTACTACAGAGATTACAGGTAAAGACTCTTGTCCGGTTGCGCTGCAACCAGACCAGACCGATCCGGCAGATCTCGTTCTGGATCATTTCAATCGGGTAACCAACTCGAACTATGGCAAGGGGGGACGAACCAAAACGACGCTGGGTTATATCCGGGGACGGCTGGCCGAAGATTACAGCCCTGAAGACCTGATGCTGGTGGTTGACTACCTGAACGCAAAATGGGCGCAGGACCCGAAGATGAGCGACTATCTGCGGCCCAAAACGCTGTTTGCTCCCGAGAACTGCGTCGAGTATTTAGACAAGGCCAAAAAATGGGAGGCCGCCGGACGCCCAGCCTGGACTGGCGGCAAGTGGGTTAAGCAGGATGATATTTTCAAATCCAGTTTCGCCAATGTGGTTTATACAGTGCCAGCGGGGTTCCGCTCATGAGTAAGCCATTTTTGAAATGGGCTGGTGGAAAGTATACCCAGCTGGCTGACCTGTTCGTGCATATCCCGGCAGGGAAACGCCTGATAGAGCCATTCGTTGGTGGTGGGTCGGTATTCCTGAACAGCGAAAAGCACGCAGATTACCTGCTGGCGGACGTTAACCCGGACCTGATTAATCTGTATCAGATGTTAGCGGTCGTGCCGGATGAAGTGGAATTGAAGGCCCGCTGGATGTTCGAGCATATGCGGTCACCAGAGGGCTATGAGCTGATCCGTTCCGAGTTCAACGCTCAGACGCTGGATGCTACTGAACGCGCAGCTGCATTCCTGTATCTCAACCGGCATTGCTTCAATGGCCTGATGCGCTACAACCAGGCGAACAAGTTCAATGTGGGATGGGGAGGCTACAAGGCTCCGTATTACCCGATGGATGAGATGAAAGCCTTCGCGGCTATGGCGCATAACTGCGTCTTCATGACTGCTGACTACCGCCGAACTATTAGCCTGGCCGGGAAAGGGGATGTGGTTTACTGCGATCCGCCTTACGAACCGATGCCGGGAACAGCCGGATTCACTGCCTACGCCGCTGGTGGTTTTAGCTGGGAGAACCAGGTGGACCTGGCGAAGCAATGCGTATCTGCCTTTCACCGCGGCGCTCGGGTAGTGATTTCTAACTCATCTGCACCGAAGGTTCTCGACCTGTACCGGGAGCATGGTTTTAACCTGCAAATCATCAACGCGCGCCGTTCGATCTCCTGCAAAAGCAGTACGCGGGAAGTCGCAAAAGACGTTGTAGCGATCCTTTAAGGGGGCTAAATGAAACTGACTTTACCATTTCCACCGAGCGTAAATAGTTACTGGCGCGCCCCGAGCAAGGGACCGCTGAAAGGCAGGCATCTGGTAAGCGAGACAGGGCGCAAGTTCCAGCAGGCAGCGAGAGCGGCGATTATTGAGCAACTCCGGGCCGTTCCCCGGCCATCCTCTGATCTGGCCGAGGTTCACATTGTGTTGTATCCGCCGGATGAACGCCGTCGGGATATCGATAACTACAACAAAGCGCTGTTCGATGCCCTGACTCTAACAGGCGTCTGGGAAGACGACAGTCAGGTTAAGCGCATGCTGGTGGAGTGGGGGAACATCGTGAAGAAAGGGAAAGTAGAAATCACTATCCGTCGTTTTCGTGCAGCTGCCTGACGTGGAGATGATATGAGAGCACTACTAACCCCTGAGATTGCCCCACGCATGGGCGTTGTTCTGCTTCGCCCAGGTGCTGATCTCATGCCGATGTTCAGGAGAGGGCGGGTACTGATTGAGCCTGCACCGGAAAAATACAGCGACTACGCAACTGGCGCTATCCCTCCCGCCACGCAGCCACTGGCAGAAGACCCGGTTTTGAAGCCAGTCTTCGAAAACAAAGACGTCATTCTGCGCGCGGGTGGTATCAGCTCGCTGGAGGCCGAGCTGGAGCGTCGTTTTGAATGCCAGTACCCGCACGGTTCGTGGCACAGCGAAAATTTTACGCTGTTCCGGCATGAGCCTGGCAGCATCCGCCTTTGCTGGGCCTGCGATAACCTGCTGCGTGATCAGTACACAGAGACGCTGGCAGGCATTGCGCGTGAGAACCTGGTATCCTGGCTGATAACGGTTATCCGCTCACAGCTGGGGTTCAACGAAGACCATCAACTGACGATCCCCGAGTTGTGTTGGTGGCTGGTAATAAACAATCTGGCGCACGTCATCCCTGAATCGCTGGCCCGGAAAGCCCTGCGATTGCCGGAAATAAAGCATCAACCGGTGATGAAGGAGAGCGATATTGTGCCGGAGCCAGCGGCGAGCGAAGTGGTGCAGCAAAAGATTCTCGGTCTTCGCGTAGATCCTGAAACGCCGGAATCATTCATGCTGCGACCAAAGCACCGCCGCTGGGTAAACGAGAGCTGGACGCGCTGGGTTAAGTCCCAGCAGTGTGTCTGCTGTAACAAACAAGCAGATGATCCCCACCACCTGATAGGCCACGGACAAGGTGGAATGGGGACGAAAGCGCACGACCTGTTTGTGTTGCCGCTTTGCAGAGCGCATCACGACGAGTTGCACGCTGACACCGTGGCATTTGAGGAGAAGCACGGCTCACAGCTGGAGCTGCTGTTTCGATTTCTGGATCGTTCGCTGGCAATTGGCGTAGTAGCATGAAAAGTGGAGAAAACATGCGTGATATTCAAATGGTATTAGAGCGTTGGGGGGCTTGGGCCGCGAGCGATAGTTCAGGCGTGGATTACTCACCAATCGCTGCTGGTTTCAAAGGGCTTCTTCCTCAAACAAGTAAATCGCGCCTTTCATGCACTGACGACGACGCCCTGATTATCGAAGGGTGTTTGGCTCGGCTTCAAAAACGAAAACCCTATGAGCATTCACTATTGGTTGCACATTATTTGTATGGCATCTCGAAGCGGAAGATAGCAAAGGCACGAAAGAAGGATGAAAAACTGATTCGTATAGAGATACAGATGGCAGAGGGGTTTATAGAGGGTTGTCTAGCTATTTTAAATGTTAGTTTAGATATGGATTAATATCTGGGTTTGGATAAGCAGGTGTGCTTGCACCTGCTTAATATTATATATGGGGCAATATCCAGTTGATTTTTCTCCAAGTACTTGCAAATGAAACTATAGATACGATTAGAGTCGAGAAACCATATAAGGTAAGGGTGAAATCAAGTCTTACCGAGGTAATGATGATTTTTTCATTTATAAACATTGCGATCAACGGGAAAATACATGCTAATATTAAGGTGACGCCCGTAGATAACAGGTTACGAATAATTTTAGGTAAAATTTTATTTTGTTTTAAAGCAAAAATAATTCCATCAGTGCTTGAACTTGCAGAACTAAAGATGGAAATGGCGGCCAATACAAACCCAAACAAAATGCCTGCCACCGTAGATAATACTCCGGCTGTACTTAAGATATCAGAGTGAGCCATAGGTGCTAGGTATTTCCCAAGCACCCAAGCTAACAGCCCACTGATAACTATGTTAATTAAAACTTTAATAAGCATAATCATCATCCATAAAAATAAGATCAGATTTCATATTGCCTTAAATACTGACTATGTTCAATTTTAGCACTGATCAAGGCAGTACGCACATCAGTTTCTTTTGCGTAGCCATCTTTTGTATTAACGTTTTTTTCACTGATCAGAACTTGATCGAGAAGACTCCTTGAACGAGTATTTTTAGGTTCGGTAACATTAGCTTTACGTAATAAATGAGGAACTTTTTCTAGTAATTCCTTTATTCCGCTTTTTACTTCATCGCTGAGATATCCACGGACTAATTTACGTTGCGATGCTCTACCTCTGAGCGATAGTTTTAAATGTGAACCGCCCATCCCAGCCATCATTTCAATCATACTCTTGGAAAATGAATTCGAAAGGTCATAATCCGTTGCGCTAAAATTACGCGGAGCGGCGAGTGTAATTTCACAGCTACGTAAAGTGCTTCCTGTTTCAAGTAGTTCTTTTACGCTTTCTTTTTTCCAAATTGCCTCAAACGCTACAGGTTTGTTTACTTCAGAAAAATTGAATAAAAGAAATGCTAAATCGGAATCTTTAGGCCCTAAATGATTTTGAGATAAAACAAGAATATCTTTCTTATAGTAGTAAATAAAATAAGTGCGTTCGACTATATATTTTTTATCATCTAATGGAATATTGTGTTCGTCCCAATTTTCATCACCAATATAAGGTAAGTGGAAACCATCACGAGAGCATGATAGATAACCAAAATAGAACTCTGCCTGTGAGTCTTTTTCTAAGAATACAAGCTTTAATTTTTTCTTATTGAACTCAGCTGTATAAGAGTTTTGCGAAGGTGTAACAACGGTTGTATACATTTTGTCAAATGCAAGTTGTGCATTTGATGTAGTTGACTTCGTTCCTGAAGAGCTTTGGAAGAAACCGATACGCATCTTTTTTTGTTTGGTTAGTGGCGCGGAGGTGGCTGTAGTAGTCATTAAAAGTACCCTTTATTATCCTTTTGAATCAATGTGTTGTGATTCATGAATGATCCTAGGTTCGTTGCATATGCGTAATCTATCAAAAAAAACTTACGCGGTCCGCATTTTCTCGTTTACTGTGTTAAGAGTGGTCACTTCGACACACAGCTTAATCATCAAAACCTGCCATCTTGCGGGCTTTTGCTTTCCGGCGATAGGCTAGGGGGATTCGCTAGATGCTTTACATCAGTACCCTTGTCACATCGTCGTATTGCAAACGAAACCATAAAGCCTCGGTACTCGCCGGGTCTTTTTCGTTTCTGCGATCCGGTCAGGGCTTTTGGGTTGGGACGTACTGCAGACACATCAACACCATCCGCGAGAGCCCTGAACCCGATTGAAGTTGCTCAGCAATAAGAAAACTGCAAGTCATCATTTGTTCACATCTTATTGACCAGAAAATTAACATCCTGTTAATCTATTCGTGTGGTGAATCCCCCCTGTGCGGTGGGGCGACCAGTCACTTACAGTGATCTGTAAATGCAGCGCGAGCCATGTCGGCTGGGACATGCTCACCGGGAGGCACCCGGCACCATGCAATACTACTAAGACATTAGGTTGTGGGTTGCCGTTTCGGCTTCTCCAGCTATGTTTAAAAGGCAGTAACGGAAAAAGCGAGCGCTCTCCTGGTAAATCGGTAGCTCGGACTATTAGGTGCGTTTTCGTTTGTTACTACCCAGAATGCCTACTTTCTGCCCGTTCCTCTGAGCGGGCTTTTTTTTCGCCTGATTAAGGCACTTCAACTAAGCAAAAACATTTAAGGGCTGCGCTATTGCGTGGCCTTTTTCATTTCAGGCCCACGGATGACTCCTTTTAAGGCTTGTCGCCAAATCAGCCCGATGGGCCTGTCCCCTTTATTCACACAGCACCCCGTTAACCCGGAGGTGAACCTATGGCAAAGCATATGCAAGACAAAGAAAGCATGGCCGGAATCACCTGGCTGGCTCTGCTGATCATTGCTGGCTGGGGCGGCCTTGTCCGATTCCTGATGGATGTTAAGCAGGGCAAAGCGAAATGGAGTTGGATAAATGCTTTTGCGCAGATTGTGGTTTCGGCGTTTACCGGGGTCATTGGTGGGCTCATCAGCATTGAAGGTGGCCTGAGTATTTACATGATACTGGCCACGGCCGGTATCAGTGGCGCTATGGGTTCCGTAGCGCTCACGTATTTCTGGGAACGAATTACCGGAGTGAAAGCACAATGACAGCAGAACAGATTATCGAGGGGATCCTCGGCAAAGAGGGTGGTTATGTCGAACACCCCTCTGATAAAGGCGGGCCAACCCGCTGGGGCATCACGCAGACCACAGCTCGAGCACATGGTTACACCGGTGATATGAGAAACCTGCCCAGGGAAACAGCAAAGCAAATTCTGCTCAGCGATTACTGGACCGGCCCCCGATTCGATCAGGTGGCAAGTTTATCTACGTTACTGGCAGATGAGCTTTGCGACACTGGCGTGAACATGGGGCCATCGGTTGCAAGTAAGTTTTTCCAGCGCTGGCTCACTGCCCTTAACATGCGTGGGAAGTTGTATCCCGATCTGATCCCGGATGGCGCCATTGGCCCCCGAACCATCACTGCGCTTAAGGGATATCTTTCAGCCCGCGGGAAAGAGGGGGAACAGGTTCTGTTACGCGCGCTGAACTGCAGCCAGGGCGCCAGATACCTCGAACTGGCGGAGGGCCGCGAAGCCAACGAGGATTTCCTCTACGGCTGGGTTAAGGAACGCGTGCTATGAAGATGATCATCTTCGCTTTGCTCGTGGTGGTGGCTGTGCTCGTTCTGTTACTGCTGCGCAAATATACCCGGCTGGAGTTCGTTGCCCATGCCAGCCTGCTGCTGAAAACGTGGTCTGTAAAGCTGGGGGCTATCGGTGCGCTGGTTGGCATGTGGGCGCAGTCGTTCCCGGATGCTGCGCTGCACGCCTGGGCGATGCTGCCGCCGGATATCAAAAACATTCTGCCTCCAAACATTGTTGCGTTGATTAGCCCTGCGCTGGTGGTGCTGGCGGTGCTTTCGCAATACGTACGCCAGCCAGCATTGAAAGCTAAGGCCGAAGAACTGAAGGAGCCGCAGCAATGAGCTTTGAAATTATCGCGGGGCTGGTGGTTGTCATCCTGGGCGCTATAGCTGGCGCGTTCGGTATCGGCCATGCTCGCGGGACCAGTAAGGCGGAAGCCAAAGCCGATCAGCAGCGTACCGAAGAAAACGCCGCTGCTACTGTCGCCGCGGCAGAACGCCGTGCTGAAGTCACGAAAGGGGCCAGTGATGTACAGGAAGACGTTAAGCGTATGGGCGATGACTTTGTTGATCGCGAGCTGCGCGAAAAGTTTACCCGCCCCGGTAGTCGTTGATACGGCCTGCAGTTGGGTGCGGATCATCTACCTGACCGACCACGATATCGACGTGCTGGATAAGCAGACCAAGCGCGACATTCTGGCGCACAACAAAGCAGTAGTAGTCAACTGCCAGAAATTAAAGTGACAATTCTCATACTTTTTTAAGACTAATCTTAATTAAGGGGTTGCCAGTGGATAAAGTGTTGCTGCTGCAATTGGCAGTATCGCTCTGGGGCAATACCTATGGGTAATTATTATTATGTTAATAAAAATGCGCAGTCAAATGGTGATCATGAGGTACACGTAAGTTCCTGTGCCAGATTACCCGCAGTTGAAAACAGGCTTTTCCTTGGGATATTTGAATCGTGTTCACCAGCTGTGCGCGAAGCCAAGAAAACCTACACGCAATCAAATGGCTGTTATTATTGCTGTTATGCGTGTCATACGTCCTGACAATTAGTATGAATCTAACCAAGGTCGCCAATGGCGGCCTTTTTTATTGCCAGAAGCAGGAGAAGAATCATGTTAACAGTAAAAGTAATGTCATCAGATGGTGGCGAAGAAATCCATAGCGGCCTGAGCGTTGGTTTCAACCCCAATCAGCAGAGTATCTCAGTGTCTGGAATGGACCAGAACCTGTTCCTGAAGCAGGGGGAGGTGGCCTATGTGATGAACGCAAACGGCAAGACCATTTCCCGTTACGAACACAGGGTCCAGCAGTAGGCATTACAGAAGCTCCTGAGCTAAGGGGCTTCGATAATGCTAAACCGAAAAATCGGGTTAAAACCTGATAAAAACCCCGTGGAGGAAATCCCAAAGCTACGGGGTGCTGCAGGGGCAGCCAATGTCGGAGTTTAGTCAGATTGTGAGGCATTTTACTACTTGTTTTGAGTAAAAATAGAAGGTCTGACACTACAGGGAGTGGCTCATCCCTGAGCTCACGGATAGAACAGTGGACTTTGTCATGGCAGAGCAAAGTCATAAGATAGTTTAGATAACACTCCGGATATGACAAGCGTAGCAGGTGTAAATCAGTTAACGGAGCTCAGCGGCTAAGGCATCAAGCATTCACTGAGTATCGTTGATAATGCTATAGTTCACCAGAAAGAGCAGATTGCATGGTGTCAGGAGACACAGCTCATATTTAGAACGTCAGGGTTAAGTTAGTGGTGAATGTAACTATTAATAGTGGGTTAGTCAGTTATTTGTTTTTGTTATTGACTATGTGGCCAGTTTTTATAACGCTCTGTCTAGGGATGTCTATAGCATTTTACGGAGTGTTAATGAAGAAAACTGCACTTGGCTGGCTACTTGCCGCTTTATTTTTTGGAATTATTGGATGGCTGTGTGGGTATTAACTCACTGACGCTGAGGTTTCTTTTCGAAGTCTTCAAGGATGTATTGCTGCCGTTATCCATCGAATGCATGTATGCTGGTAAGGATTTTTAAAGGAAAAGGAATGGATGATGAACACCCATAAGCTTCTGGATGCATACATGTTAGTTGGTGCCGGTCTTTCACGCGTCAAATATGAGATTTTCTCAGGAGATGAAGGGTCATATGCGTTTATTACTATTTATGCATATGAACCTCATTTCCATATTAAGGGCTATGATTCTTTAAAGTTAGACGACGCTATTGATGCCAGATCTCAGATCGAAGGACATTTTGTAGATAACTACCAGTAGCCAAAATCAATTATCTGAATCTACAGCCTCGCTTATGCGGGGCTTTTTATTGGAGTGAATATGGCAACTAATTCACCCTGGCATCATCTCTATAACACTAAACGGTGGTATCGACTGCGTTTTCACCAGCTTCAGAAACAGCCACTCTGCGAGTTTCACCTCAGGCGAAATCAGGTGATATCTGCCACCGTTGTTGATCACATCAAACCTCACAAGGGCGATGAAACCCTCTTCCACAACCCGGACAATCTTCAGTCGCTATGCAAGCGCTGCCACGACTCGGTTAAGCAACGCATGGAGAAGGGCGGAACGGTTACCGAGTTCGACAATGAAGGCAGGGTTATCTGGTAACAGGAGCATGCAATGCAAGACCTGAAGATTGAATACCGAGATGGCAGGCTGGTGGAACTGAGCATTGATGGTGTGAGCTTTCTTTCTGCATCCGCCATCTCCTTCAGTCATACAGCAAACGAGACGCTGCCAACGATCATCCTGACAATGTCTGTCGGTGTCGGTGAGCACCTGGAGCCCCCCAGTCATCCTCGTGAAAACCTGCGGATCATCGAGAAATGATAGCTTTTCTCATTATCAGCCCGACAGGGTGGGGGGGAGGGGTAAAACTCTGGCGGCAATCGTAAAAAGACCGCGCCCCCAGTTTTCTTTTCAAAAACGTCCAGAAAAAAAGGAAAAAAGCGATGGCACAGCGAGGCAGAAAATCTCTTGCCGCGACGACGGCTGTGTCGCTTCCGGCTCTGGCTGAAAGCAGGCTGCAGCCCTCGTTACACCTTAGCGATCCAGAGATAAACGTTTGGATCAGACTGGTTAACGATAACCCGGCCAGCTCATTTACTGAAACACATCGCGACATGATGGAAATGTACTGTCGGCATGTGGTGCAGGCGAGACTGTTAACCACTCAGATCGAGGAGTTTGAGCTGGAGTGGCTGGCTCGGGATGACGGGCTGAAGCGCTACGATAAATTGCTCACGATGCGCGAACGTGAAGTACGGTCTGCATCTTCACTGGCAACGCGACTGCGTATCACCCGGCAGGCGACTGCTGATCCTAAAACAGTAGGACGCGCCAACAAAAATCTGCCGCGGGAGAAAAAACCCTGGGAAATTGAATAAGGCTCTTCGATGGCTAAAAAAACTCTGACAAGAGCCGAGAGGAATATCCTCTGGTGCGAAAGAAATATTTATATTCCCGAAGGTAAGTTTGTCGGCCAGCCGCTGAAAATGGCTGAGTTCATGAAGGATGACTTCAGAGCCATTTTCGACAACAAGCATGGTACACGTCGCGCAATCATCAGTCGCGGGCGAAAAAACGCCAAAACGGTGGAAACCGCCATGCTGATGTTGCTCTACCTGGTAGGGCCCGAGGCTGCACCGAACTCGCAGCTGTATTCTGCGGCACGCTCACGCGACCAGGCGGCTATTCTGTTTAACCTGGCCTCGAAGATGTGCCGGATGAACCCGGTACTAATGCAGTACGTTGCGATCAAGGATTCAGCTAAAGAAATCCACTGCCCTGAGCTGGGTTCTTATTACCGCGCACTGAGTGCCGAAGCTACCACGGCCTATGGTTTCTCGCCGCGATTTGTTGCACACGACGAACTGGGCCAGGTTCGTGGGCCGCGAGACCCGCTTTATGAAGCGCTGGAAACCGCCACCGCTGCACAGGATAACCCTATTTCGATAATCATCAGCACCCAGGCGCCCGATGCGAGCGACCTGCTTAGCCTGCTGATTGATGATGGCTTGACCGGAGCCGATCCCCGGACGGTGGTCCGGCTTCAGACCGCGCCGGAAGATATCGATCCTTTCTCTGTCGAGGCCATCAGGCTGGCAAACCCGGCCTTCGATGTGTTCATGAACCAGAAAGAAGTGCTGGATATGGCCGCCAGTGCGAAACGCCTGCCGTCTCGCCAGGCAGAGTTTGAGAACCTTGTTTTAAACCGCAGGGTTGAAGCGAAAAGCCCGTTCGTTAGCCAGAGTGTATGGCATATGAACAAGGAGGAACCCGGCGAACTGGCGGGGGCTACCGTATGGGGCGGGCTCGATCTTTCCAGCGTGTCAGACCTGACCGCACTGGTGCTGAACACCACGCAGGGCGATGTGCACTGTAAATTCTGGCTACCGGAGGAAGGGCTGGCAGATAAGGCGCGTAACGATCGTGTGCCTTATGACATATGGGCGAAGCAGGGCTGGCTAAACACGACACCTGGTAAGGCTATCGAGTATGGATTTATCGCCAGGGAGCTGCGGCGCGTTTTTGATCTCTGTAACGTCAGGGCGCTGGCGTTTGACCGCTATAACATGCGCTTCCTTCGCCCGCATCTGATCGATGCTGGTTTCACAGATGTGGAGCTCGAACGATTCGTAGAGTTCGGTCAGGGGTTTGTTTCCATGTCGCCTGCGCTCAGGGAGCTGGAAGCCAAACTGCTCGGTGCGCAGCTGAAGCACGGCAATCATCCGATCCTCGAAATGTGCGCCAAAAACGCCACGGTAATCACTGACCCTGCCGGTAACCGCAAGTTTGTGAAAGGTAAGTCGAGCGGACGTATCGACGGCATGGTAGCGCTGGCGATGTCTATTGGCGCGCAGACCAGTGACGAGGTAGAGGAGCAGGGTGACGTTAATGATTTCATTTACAACTTTTTGAGCGTGTAAAAATGGCAGATACCGATTACAGCATTGACCTGCGGACGCGATCGCCATTCTGGGCGCGCATGGCCTCTATCCTGACCGGCGGCCGCCTGGTGACACCCGATAAGGGCTCGCAAATGGCGGGTACGTCAGCGCACGGTGTGGTTGGTGATTCTGTTGTGACTGATGAGCGTAATATGCAAATCAGTACGGTATGGGCCTGCATCAGGTTAATCTCCACCGTAACAGCATCTTTACCACTCGATGTTTATCAGACCAAAAATGATCAGCGCACGAAAGTGGACAACAGTCACCCCCTTGCGAAACTGCTGAGATTCCGTCCCAACAACTTCATGACCGCTCTTGAGTTTCGCGAAGCAATGACTATGCAGCTATGTGCCTACGGCAACGCCTATGCACATGTTGAGCGAAACGGTGTTGGTGACGTGATTAGCATGGTTCCACTGATGAGCGCCAATATGGAAGTTCGGCTCAGCGATAACGGTAAAAATATTATCTACCGCTACCGACGGGACACTGAATACGCTGACTTTTCACAGAAAGAAATTTTTCATCTCAAAGGATTTGGCTTCAATGGTCTGACTGGTCTTTCGCCGCTGGCGTTCAGTGCGAAGTCTGCTGGTGTGGCCATAGCGATGGAAGATAACCAGCGTGAATTTTTCGCCAACGGTGCGAAGTCTCCGCAGATCCTGATGACTGACGGCAAGGTGCTGACGAAAGAGCAGCGTGGGCAGCTGGAGGAAAACTTTAAGGAGATTGCTGGTGGTCCGGTCAAAAAGCGGCTTTGGATCCTTGAGAGCGGCTTCACCACGCAACCTATCGGCGTTTCGCCTCAGGATTCAGAAATTCTGGCTGCGCGTAAATTTCAGGTCGCCGAACTGGCGCGATTTTACGGCGTGCCTCCACATCTGGTCGGCGACGTGGATAAAACCACCTCATGGGGATCGGGGATTGAACAGCAAAACCTGGGCTTTCTCCAGTATACCCTCAAACCCTACCTTGATCGGTGGGAGTACAGCATTGAGCGCTGGCTGGTCAAAGAGTCAGAACAGGGCATCATTCACGCCGAGCATAACCTCGACGGGCTGTTGCGCGGTGATTCAACAAGCCGGGCATCATTTATGCAAATCATGGTCAATACCGGGATTCGGACCGTTAACGAGGTTCGAAGGCTCGATAACCTGCCGCCGCTGCCCGGAGGTGATGTGGCGACACGGCAGTCGCAGAACGTGCCCATTACCGATCTCGGAACAAACAAAGAGCCCCGCAATGCCGGGGCTTAATTTTTATGGGGGCTATGATGCCTGACATTCAGAAGACGCTGGCTTTCGACCAGACAGAAATCAAGTTCATCGGCGACGGCAGTAAGGGAACATTTGAAGGGTATGCCTCGGTTTTTAATAACACCGACGCCGATGGCGACATTATTTTGCCAGGTGCTTTTGCTGGTGTGATTGCTAACCAGAGTCGCAAGGTGGCCATGTTCTTTAACCACCAGACACGTGCTATCCCGGTCGGTAAATGGGATGCCATGCATGAAGATGACAAGGGGCTATTTGTCCGTGGTCAACTTACTCCAGGGCTTAGCCTGGCCGAAGACCTGAAAGCTGCCATGCAGCATGGCACGGTTGAAGGGATGTCTGTGGGGTTTTCCGTTGGGCCTGATGATTACACCGTTGGCACGTCAGGGCTCATCTTCAAAAACATCTCTTACCTGCGGGAAATTAGCGTCTGTACTTTCCCGGCTAACGAGCTTGCTGGCGTAACGGCCATGAAGAGCATCGACAGCATCAAATCTATTCGCGATGCGGAGGCCTGGCTGAGGGATTCAGTCGGGCTTTCGCGTTCTGAAGCACAGGCATTTATCGCCCGTGTTAAGTCTGCAGGCCGAAGCGAGTTCGGTAGCAACGACATTGACGCGCTGGCACAGCGCATTAACTCATTTGCCGCTAACCTGCGGACACCTTAACGGAGTAACACATGTCTGAATTATCTGTACTGGAAAAAGCTATCGAAAACTCCCAAAAAGAAGTAAAGGAGCTTATCGAAGAACAGCGTAAATCCATCAACCAGACCGGTGAAATCAACAAGCAGCTGCAGATCGATCTGACGAAAGCACAGGAAGAACTGAAAGCCACCGGCACCCGCCTGTTCGATCTTGAGCAGAAACTGGCCGGAAACTCTCCTGATCAGACTGCGCAGAAGTCATTTGCTCAGCGCGTATCTGAAGACCTGATGAAGGGCTGGGACGGCTCGCGTACCAAAGCGAAAGTCACCAGTTTTGATAAAGCGATTGGTTCCGGCGCAGCGTCGGCAGGCGCCCTGGTCCAGCCGCAGCAGCTGCCGGGTATTCTTATGCCGGGTCTTCGCCGTCTGACCGTGCGTGACTTGCTGGCACAGGGGCGTATCACCAGTAACGCGCTGGAATACGTGCGCGAAAACGTGTTTACCAACGCTGCAGCACCAGTGGCAGAAGGTACCCTCAAGCCGGAAAGTAATATTACCTTCACCAAAGAAACGGCGAACGTGAAAACTATCGCCCACTGGACCCAGGCATCGCGCCAGATCATGGATGATGCCCCGGCGCTCGAGTCTTACCTCAATTCCCGCATGATGTACGGACTGGCACTGGTGGAAGAGAACCAGATGCTGAACGGGGACGGTACCGGCGATAACCTGCAGGGGCTCAACGTAGTAGCGAATGACTACGAAACCACACTCAACGCAACCGGAGATACTGGCGCTGATGTTCTGGCACACGCCATCTATCAGGTATCGCTGAGTGAGTTCGAAGCAGACGGCATCATTCTGAACCCGGCGGACTGGCACCGTATTGCCCTGCTGAAGGACGCTAACGGCAATTACATTCTCGGTGGCCCGCAGGCGTTTGCCTCGAAAGTGCTTTGGGGGCTTCCGGTGGTGTCGACCACAGCGCAGACGGCAGGCAAATTCACCGTTGGCGCGTTTGGCCTGGCGTCGCAGGTTTGGGATCGCATGGATGCCACCATCGAGATCAGCAACCAGGACCGCGATAACTTCGTTATAAACATGCTGACCATCCTTTGCGAAGAGCGCCTGGCGCTGGCCCACTATCGCCCGGCAGCGATTGTGACGGGTGATATTGCTGTCAGCACTGGTCCATAACAAAAGGGCGCGGCCAGCAATGGCCGCGTAAATGAGATGAAAATTAAAGCTCTCCGTATGTTCTCGCATTATCACCTGGGTACGGTATCTCAGGGGGAAATCCGCGAGGTGCATAAAGAAATCGGCGAAGTACTGGTGAAACTGCATCTGGCCGAGGCGGTTGAGCCGGAAAAGGCAACAGACTCTGGTTCTGCGGAGCCTGCTAAAGCCAAACCAGGGGGTAAAGGTGGAAATAAGCGAGGAACAGCTGGCGCAGATAAAGGCGCATCTGAAGGTTGATGGTGACGACGAAGATACGCTTATTGCTGCCTATGCTTCGGCCTCCGTCGATTATGTTGAGCGGTTCTGCGACGGTGCGCTGGTCGAAACATTAACGCCGCCAGTGGAAGGGGAAACTCAGCCCCGTGAGGTTATTTTTACTTCCGGCATCTGGGCGGCAATGCTTTTGCTGATTGGACACTGGTATGCGAACCGCGAAGCGGCAGCGCAGAACCTATCGGAAGTTCCGCTGGGCGTTGAGGCGCTGCTGATTAGGCACCGGAGGTGGAACTAATGGGCTGCTCAGGATGTGCTAAACGGCGTGAGTGGTTAAAAAAGTGGACGAAAATAGCCTATGAACGAGCAACTGGTAAACGCGCTGATAGCAGCGCTGAGAGAACAAACAACAGCACAGCGAGAGCAGACGGAAGCGATAAACCGCCTGGCTGAGTCTAACGTCGCCCTGTCCGATGTAATTATCCAGTCGCTTGCCGGCGATCTCGATGAGGCGCCAGAGCAGCAAACCTATCTGAGCGGGAAACCCAGGGGGTGATATGCAGGCCGGAAAATTGCGTCACAGGATCACCCTGCAGGAACCGGTCAAAGAACAGAACCCGACAACGGGAGCCGTAATTAATACCTGGCGCGATGTCGCAACCCTTTGGGCCGAAGTCGCTCCTTTATCCGCACGTGAGTTTATCGCCGCCCAGGCCTCTCAGGGCGAAGTTACCACCCGGATAACGATTCGTTACCGTGAGGGTGTTACCCGCAAACATCGGATCCTGTTTCGTGGCCGCATCTACAACATTGAGGGCGTTTTACCTGATCCACGGAGCGGCAGGGAATACCTGACACTGCCTTGTTCAGAGGGGGCTAACGATGGCTGATGGCGTGGAAGTAAACCTGACCGGCCTCGATTCCGTCCTGGGGAAACTGGATGCCGTCTCACAGGTCACTCGCGATAAATCCGGTCGTGCAGCGCTGCGTAAAGCGGCAAACGTCATCAGGGACAGAGCGCGCAATAATGCCGCGCGGGTTGATGATCCTCTCACCAAAGAGGCTATCTACAAAAACATTGTGGTCAGTTTCAGCAGCAAGGCATTTCGCAGAACCGGCGATCCAACGTTTCGTGTCGGGGTGATGGGAGGCGCCAGGCAATACGCCAATACAAAGGCCAACGTCCGAAAAGGCAGGGCGGGTAAAAGTTTTAACACTGCCGGAGATAAAGGTAATCCCGGCGGGGATACCTGGTACTGGCGATTCCTGGAGTTCGGCACAGAACATGCTGCAGCGAGGCCAATAATTAGGCCTGCACTGAATGGGGTCGATGCCGATGTGATTAACGTTTTTGCTTTGGAGCTGGAAAAGTCCATCGATCGCGCTGTACGACGGGCGGCTAAAAAAGGAACTCCGGTATGATTGCTCCAATATTTGCAGTTTGCGCAGCCAGCCAGGCAGTCAGGGATTTGTTAGGTTCTACTCCCGTGCGGCTTTATCCGTTCGGTATGCAGGACGACAATATCGTTTATCCCTACGCAGTCTGGCAAAACGTAGGTGGCTTCCCTGAAAATTATCTAAACCAGCGGCCAGATGCAGATCACTATTCTCTGCAGGTTGATGTCTATGGTGATACTGACACCGATGTGATCGCCGTTGCCCGCGCTTTGCGTGACGCAATAGAGGGCAAGGCCTATATCACCCGATGGGGTGAACAAAGCCGCGACCCTGAAACAATGCGATACCGCTATTCCTTCGATGTTGACTGGATAACGACCAGATAACCAACAACCCCAAACTGACCCGCCTTGTGCGGGTTTTTCTTTTATGGAGACAAAACATGTCTGTATTAACGCAAGGCACGCAGTTTTTTGTGCTCAAGTCTGGCGTGGTCAGCGAGGTTGAATGCATCACCAGTTTCAACCCCGGCGGGAACCCTGCCGATCAGATTGAAGATACCTGTCTGAGTGAACGGGATTCCAGAACCTACAAAAAGGGGCTTAAAACGCCTGCGGCCGCAACCGTCGGGCTTAACGCTGATCCGACGAACGCCAGCCACATTATGTTGCATGGCCTCGCTGAAGCGAATGACCAGACGCCGTTAACTTTTGCGGTTGGCTGGTCAGATGGAACCAGTGTCCCGACAGCCGCCGCTCCTGGCGCTGAGGATGCTGTTGATGGCCTGGTGCTGCCATCGGATCGCACCTGGTTCATTTTCCAGGGTTACGTTTCTGACTTCCCGTTTGATTTTCAGGGTAACGCTGTTGTGACGACCTCCGCCACGATCCAGCGGTCTGGCTCTTCCGTATGGGTGCCGAAGGCCGCAGCGTAATTAATATGCCCGGTTATCCGGGCTTTTCTATTCAGGAGCTGAAATGCAACTTACTCTCGATAAGTTAAAAGAAACCGGTGCTTTTACCGGGCGTCCCGTGGAAAAAGAAATTAAGTGGAAAGGCCGTGACGGGAAAGAGCATATCGCAACCGTCTATGTGCGCCCGATGGGCTACCACACCACTAAAGCTGAACTGCTGGCGTACAACGGAAAATCTGATCCGGTGGCTGGGCGTATTGCTGCCCATATTTGCGATGAGGAAGGGAAGCAAATCTTTACTGAGGCAGACATTCTCGGAACTGCATCTGAAGACCGTGGCGCGCTCGATGGGCCAATCGTTATTGCTTTGCTGGCCGTCATCCAGGAAGTCAACGATCTGGGAAAGACTACGAACTCACAGGAGAAGACGAGTTCTGGTGTGAGTTAGTCATGAACGGCATCGGCGGGCGGACCATAGCGGAGGCTCAGGAGCGAATGAGCCTTCGTGAGTTTCAGGTGTGGGTAAAGTACCGTAATAAGTATGGTCAGCTTAACGTTATGATGCGAACCGAGTGGGGGGCTTCGCTGGTGGCTTCTGTCCTGGCTAACATCAATAAGGCAAAGAACACGCCGCCGTTCAAGGTAAGTGACTTTGCACCGCACATCAACGAAGCGCCATTATCTCTGGAAGATGCTATGAAAAGTTGGCATTAATAATTGTAAAATACAATTCAGCATCACTATGATCATAAGATCATTAACTACATGGATAGGGGTATGAAAAAGATAATTTTAGCTTTATTTCTTGGTGCTTCGTCTATAGCTATCACAGCTTGCGCGCCATCAGAACAGAAAATTGACTACAACCAGAAGTCAATGCTGTTGTCCCTTGGTATGACAAAAAATGATGTTATGCAGATCATGGGAGCACCGCGACGGACGGATGTAAACGCAGAACGTGAGCGCTGGATCTATTGGAATAAGACACGGTATGCCTACACAATTGTAGACAATGAACAGTTAGCCAATGATCGTTTGGTCGTTACTTTTGTAAACGGGAAAGTAACCAAATGGGGGCAGCAAACGCTGACTGATGATCTCATGGAGTCATCACAAAAAACTGCCCAAACCTATGCTGAGGCATTTAAAAAGTAGCCTTTCAAATTAATGATGAACCTCGCTGCGGCGGGGTTTTTTATTGCCTGGAGAAAACGCAATGGCTGGCAAGTCACTCGGTACGTTAACAATTGACCTGATTGCCAAAGTAGGTGGATTTGTTCAGGGCATGGGCAAAGCCGAAAGAGCTTCCCAGAAGTGGAGTGACCAGGTAAAAAAAGACGCCAAAGAGGTAAGTTCAGCAATCATCGCAGTTGGGGCAGCTGCAGCCACAGCAGCAGTTGGAATAGGGGCTGCTGGGTTATCCATTGTTAAAAATACAGCTCAACAGGTAACTGAGGCCGACCGCTGGGCTAAATCCTTAAAAATGTCCACGCAGGATTTATTGTCATGGCAATACGCAGCGGAACAGGCTGGTTTAACTGGCGATAACATTGCAGATATTTTTAAAGACATTAATGATAAAGTTGGTGATGCTGTTTTAAATAAATCAGGAGAGGCGGCTCAAGCACTCGATACTCTTGGCCTCTCTGCTAAAAAACTTTCCGAGCAATCTCCTGATAAGCAACTTATGGCTATCAGTGAAGCATTGCAGAAAATACCGAGTCAGGCTGGTAAAACTAATATTCTTGAAAGCCTCGGTAATGACTTATCAAAAATGCTTCCATTGTTCGAGAACAACAATGAGAAGTTAAAGCAATTTATTCAATTATCAAAAGATTTTGGTATTGCCCCGCCACAAGAGGATATTGACAACCTCGTCAAAGTAAACCAGTTCTTTCAGGATATTGAGGCTAGCGCTCGTGGCCTGAAGATGGAAATAGCCTCCGGGCTGGCTAAAGTGGATCTTACGCCATTACAGTCTGGACTTGATGATATTCGTGACGTCTTCACCGATCCCGCTGTTCTTCAGGGGCTATCAGACCTGGTTGGTGAAGCCATAAGCCTTGCCGGGGTTGTGGGGCGTATTGCTGGTGGCCTGGGGGCCATTGCAACTTATACCCGCTCTCGTATCGGTGCTGTATCTGGTAATTATAACGCTGCTGATGAAAGTGATATTGCACAGCGCATTGAATTCCTTAACAAACGAGGGAATCAAAGTAAGGAACAAAAAGACGAATTAGCCTTTTTAACTAAACGTCTTCAATTTCTTCGCGCGATAAAGTCAAGCATGACTCCGGAGCAGGTAGATAGAGGAGCGAAAGGGCTCACATCTCTACTTTCTGATCTTGGCATTGACACTTCTAAAGATAATGATTTTTCGTTGGGCAAAGGGGAGTCTAACCAGAACCAGCAAAAAACAAAACCAAAAAGCAATCCTACTGACAATGCTTTCAAAAATAGACTGCTTGATTTACAAAAGCAGGCCGCCCTAATTGAAACAACAGGTAAAAAAACTGCAGAAGTAACCGAACTGGAGAAGATTAATTTTGATATAACCAGCGGAAACCTTAAAAAACTATCAGAGTCACAGAAAGAGCAACTTCGTACTGCTGCAAAAGTTCTTGATGCAAGAAAAGAAGAGCTTCGCACAAACAAGGAGAATGCTAAGCTTGCAGAATATGTGTCAGGTTTAAATAGACAGAATAAGCTTGTTAAACAGGGTTATGATAATGAACTATCCGGTCTTTCATTCGGAGGGAAAGACCGCGAAAGAATGCGTGAAATAAACAGCATTCAGCAGGATTATGAAACTCGACAAGAGGAGCTTTTAAATCAACTTCAAGCTGGCGACATTGAAGAAAGCTTATATGAAAAAAAGAAAACCGCCTTAAAAAAAGCTCTTGAAGAAAGATTGCAGATCCAAAATGATTATTACCATGAGTCAGATGACCTAAGAAATGATTGGCAATCTGGTATTTCTAGTGCTCTAGCTGATTTTGCTGATAGCTCAACTGATTATTACCAACAAGCAGCGGACGCAATGACATCAATCTTAGGGGCTGCTACGGACTCAGTTTCAGAACATTTATATGATGTTGTAAGCGGAACTGAATCGATGGGGGAGGCAATAAAGGGAGTATTTGCAGACCTTGGCCAGGCAGTGATTAAAGCTCTGGTTGATATGGCTGCTCAATGGATTGTGTATCAAGGTGTTCAGATGCTGGTAAACAAAACAGCCCAAGCCTCTGCGATTCCTGCAATGATTGCTAACGCGCAAGCAACCGCATTGCAGGCTCAACTTGCCGCTTTTGCATCAACGGCTGCAATCCCAATTGTCGGACCGGGATTAGCTCCAGCCGCGATGGCTGCTGCAGCGGCTATAACAGAACCTATGGTTGCTGCTATTTCTGCAGCTTCCCTTTCTGGCATGGCCCACGATGGGATTGATGCAGTTCCTGAAACTGGTACTTGGTTGCTTCAAAAAGGAGAGCGGGTGACCACCGCAGCGACCAGTGCCAAACTGGATGCCACTCTGGATCGAGTTGCAAACCAGTCAACCGGTGGTGGAACTATTTATTCTCCCACGATCACTATTCCCATCAATGGTAACCCTTCCGATGCAACTTTGGCGCTGGTCCGTAAGGCTGCAGATGAGGGGGCAGAAAGGGGATACCGGAAGGCGGTTAATTCAGTCGCAAGCGGTCAGGGTGATTTGCATAAGGCCTTGATGGGGAAAACTACCTCGGGGAGGAAAATTAGCTAATGGCTATCACCACAACGCTTTATTACCCCTCCGCTTACCTGCCTGGACCGCTTAAAGAGAGTTTTGGTTTAACTCCTGTATCTCCTCTGAAACGGACTCAGATGGTAACTGGCCGGGCACGGCAGCGGCGTGCCTACACCTCGACACCAACCCAAACAGATCTGGCCTGGATTTTTTCTGACGCCCAGGCACAGGCTTTTGAGGCATGGTTTCGGGATGAGTTATCAGATGGGGCGGCGTGGTTCAACATACCGTTATTAACGCCTGTAGGGCTGAAAAATTACGTGTGTCGTTTCACGGATATTTATAAAGGTCCCACGCCAGAAGACGGATTTTACTGGAGATATACCGCGCCAGTAGAACTCTGGGAGCGCCCATTGCCGCCGTCTGGATGGGGGCATTACCCGGAATGGATCGTCGGCAGCTCACTGCTGGATATTGCGCTGAATAAGGAGTGGCCGAAGCATGACGCAGATTAAACGCCTCTACGCCAGCAGCGGCCCGGAGGTGATCATTGAGACGCTGCAGATCACCATTGGTTCTGACGTCCATTATCTGTGCCAGGGCTACGAGGGTATTACGGCAACGACGGAGAACGGCGATACCGTAACGTTTACCTCCTGTGCGATAGACATTGCTCTTCCGGCGCGCAATGCGGACGGCACGCAGGACCTCAAATTTGCCCTGTGCAATATCGATGGTGTTGTGTCCACGGCGATCCGCAATGCGCTGGCTAACCGTCAGTCTGCATTTCTGACGTACCGGCGTTATATCTCCACGGATTTAGCGGCCCCTGCGGAAGTGCCGTATACGCTGAAAATCAAGTCGGGCTCCTGGACGGCGACAGAGGTGCAGATCACTGCGGGCTACATGAATATCCTCGATACCGCCTGGCCGCGATACCGCTACACGCTCCCTGTATTCCCCGGACTGCGTTATATCAGCTAAGGAATCCCAATGTTTAACCCTGATAAATACCGTTCAGTCACCTGGCTGAAGGGCGGGCGCGTATACCCGCAACTCGACTGTTTCGGCATTGTGAACGAGATACGCCGCGACCTGAATTTACCCGTCTGGCCCGATTTTGCAGGGGTCACCAAAGACGACGGCGGCCTCGACCGGGAAGCGCGCAGGATGATGCTTACCCTTGAGCGCTGCGAGCCCTGCGAAGGGGCCGGGGTGGCCTGTTATTCCGGATCAACCGTCACCCATGTGGGGATCGTAGTCAGTATCGGTGGCCTGCTGCACGTGGCGGAATGCAATCCGGGAACGAACGTCACCTTTCTGCCGTTGCCGCGGTTTAAGCGGCGATTTGTCAAAGTGGAGTTCTGGCAATGACCATTCGTTTTTACCCGTCCCGGCTTCCCGGTGAACCACTCGAAACGCATGAGCATGGTGTTACGAGCATTCGCAGCTGGCTGGTTGCCAATGTCGAAAACTATACCGACCGGGATATCCCACCACTGACCGTTGAGGTTGAGGGTCAGTCAATTCCGCCAGGCGAGTGGGCTACTTGCGTGATCCACCCTGATAGTGATGTTCGGCTTTATCCGGTTCCCTTCGGGCTGGAGGCCGCCACAATCGCGTGGATCGGCGTCGGTATCTCCGTTGCCGCTGCAGCCTATTCGCTTTTTATGATGAGCAACATCGATACGGGCGGCTATACCTCATCCACAGGGCGGAGTCTCGACCTGAACCCGGCAAAGGCAAATACGGCAAAACTCGGTGATGCCATTCGTGAGGTGTTTGGCCGGGTGCGTATCTACCCTGATTATGTGGTGCAGCCGGTTACCCGGTTTGATGCCGCCGATCCTACGAAAATGCGCGTCCAGATGCTGCTGTGTCTCGGTGTCGGTGATCTGATTTATACCAATGGCGATATCAGGGTTGGCAGTACGCCAGCTTCAACGCTACCGGGATTCAGCAGCACCCATTACCCGCCAGGCGCGGACGTTTCCGGTGATGAGCGCAGCGAAAACTGGGTCAACTCCACCGAAGTGGGCGGGACGTCATCCGGCACCGGGCTGGATATGGCCCAGACGTCGCCGGACGCAGACGACATTATCGCAGACAGCATGACCGTATCCGGATCGAGCGTGACGTTTACGGGGCTGGATGATGATGACGATAATGACGAGAACGATAACGCACTGCCGCCCAGCTGGGTCGCCGGCGCCGTGGTCGAACTGAAAGCCCCGGCGAACTACCAGATCACTTCGGCGGCTGGATACAGTGTTATCGCCAGCCCGCTGCTGACGGAGATCGCGCCGGTAGTAGGTATGCCGGTGACGCTGGGGTTTAACTCTGTCGATTACGATCTGTTTATCGCGTCATATACCCCCGGTCAGGCTGCAGTGCCCGGCGCCGGGGGGAGTGCGGCAAAACTCCAGGCCAGTGCGGCCCCGACCACCTACGATTTTTCGACCAGCTCCAGCACGTTCACGATCACCTGGCAAGGGGTTACCTACCCGGTGTCGCTGGTGGCTAACTATGTCTCGATGTCGGGACTGCTGGCGGCGATCACCGAGGGACTCACTGGCTCCGGCCTGGTTGCACAGGACAACGGCGGCACCGTACTGATAACCGAGTCGGCCAGTCCGTTCACGGGTGGGGCGATCACGTCCTCTTCGCTGCCTGCAGCTGTTTTCGGTGATGCTCCGGTTTACACCTCCGGCACGGCATCAACCGGCGGCAGCCCGGCGGTAACGGCGAATGTGACGCTTGCCTATAACAGCGCCACGGGAACAGCCTTTTCCGGCATGCCGGAGGGGGTGCAAAGGCTTTCACTTGCTCACCGCGGGAATGAGTACCGCATTGTCTCGACCGACGGCACAACGGCGACGGTGGCGCGCCTGGTTAATGGTGCCGTTGATGAGTCATGGCCGGGATTCACCGCCCGGACGATGATCGACTATGAGGCCACTGGTCTTAACGACACGTTGAGTTGGCTGGGGCCGTTCCTGGTTTGCCCTGAAAATGAGACCGTCGATATGTTCGAGGTGAATTTCTCCTTCCCGAACGGCATCTGTGGCTTTGACAGCAAGGGGAAAAAGCGGCTTCGGCATGTTGAGTGGGAGATTCAGTATCGCGTCTACGGTTCCGGTTCGGGGTGGGTGAGTCACCAGGGCGAGTATGCGCTGAAAAACGTCAACGGGTTAGGTTTCACTGAGCGGATCACCCTCAGCTCACCAGGGCTGGTAGAGGTTCGCTGCCGTCGGCGCAATGAGCAGGGCTCAAACAACGCGCGAGACAGTATGTACTGGCATGCGCTGCGCGGGCGACTGCTGACGCGCCCTTCATCCTATCCCGGCGTGTCGCTGATGGCGGTGACCGTTGAGACGGGGGGCAAATTGGCGGCTCAGTCGGACCGCCGCGTAAACGTTGTGGCCACGCGGGCCTATGACTCAGGAACGGCCAGAACCATTTCTGGGGCGCTGCTGCATGTCGGGAACTCGCTGGGACTGGAGATGGATGTCGACACCATCAACGTGCTGGAGTCTGCATACTGGACGCCACGCGGCGAGTATTTCGACTTTGCTACCGGCGACAGTATCTCAGCGCTGGAAATGCTGCAGAAGATAGCCAATGCCGGGAAGTCCCGCTTCCTGTTGAGCGATGGCCTGGCGACGGTAAACAGGGAAGGGATTAAGCCCTGGACTGGCGTGATCACTCCGCATGAGATGGTGGAGGAGCTGCAGAGCGGATTTACCGTACCGTCCGACGATGATTTTGATGGTGTCGACGTAACGTACATCAACGGGGCTACCTGGGCAGAGGAGACCGTTAAATGCCGGACGCCGGACAATCCCACGCCGGTGAAAATCGAGAACTACAAACTTGATGGGGTACTGACTCAGGACCACGCCTATCAGATCGGCATGCGTCGCCTGATGAAATACCTGCTGCAGCGGGTGACGTTCCAGACCACTACCGAGCTGGACGCGCTGTGCTACAACACGGGCGATCGCATTGTGCTCACGGATGATATTCCGGGTAACAACACGATTTCCTGTCTGGTGGAGGCGATGACAACGGCTGGTGGCGTGACAACGTTCACCGTTACGGAGCCGCTGGACTGGTCTTTCGAAAACCCCCGAGCGCTGATCCGCTATCAGGATGGCTCTGCATCCGGGCTGATGGTGGCGAGCAGGGTGGGTGATTTTCAGCTGTCAGTCCCGCACCTGAGCGAGTTTGATGACCCGATGAAGGTTGACCTGTCGTCGGCAACCATCGAGCCGATCCGCCTGGTGTTCTGCGGCTCAACGCGCCACGTCTACGACGCCATTGTAGAGGAGATCGCCCCGCAGTCTGACGGAACCTGCCAGGTCACCGCTAAAGAATACCTCGAATCGTTCTACCAGTACGACGACGCCACATACCCCGGCGACGCTGCTTAATACCAAAAAAATCCCTTTCAACTTTTCTTTCGCTCAAACCCTCGTTTGGGCGAACACCGTTTTGGAGCAAAAATCATGGCCGAACTTAACCCGCCTTTGGGAACGACGACGCCTGAAATATTCCTGGATAACGTCAAGCGCGCTGACGAGCTGGTTAACGGTCCGGCCGGAACGGTTAACGACCGCGCAGGCGAACCTCTCGATACCTGGCGCCAGATGATGGCTAAGAATGACGAAGTTCGGCAAAACATCATCCCACTCAGTAAGCAGTATCAAACGCTGGAGGCTGCACAGGCGGATATTGCGAATATTCCGGTGGGCTCGACCACGTACTACCGTAGCCCGGACGACAGCGCGCTCGCAATCGAGGTGATGAACGTTGGCGGGACGCTGCAGCCTACCGGCCGCCGTATGCCTTCATATGACCTGGTGGCGGCCATCAGCCAGGCGGTAACGGCGGAGGTCATGGCCCGAACAGGTCTGATATTCAGCAGCGATGACCAGACCATGCTCTCTTTATGCGATGAATGGGGATATGAAGCCGGGCGGATCACTGAGAATAGTTTCGAAACGAGGAAACTCAGACTGATCCAGTCAGAGACAGGGCCGCTACTGACGCTGGTTGATGATTTCGGTTATGCGGTGAATCTGTTTTCCGAAAGAGGCGCGCTGGTTGCCGGAAATAATGAGTTGTCAGATTCAGAGTCGCTTATTTCCTTCCCTGATGAATTCGGGAACGAGCTGATTCTGGTTGATAAGCAGGGGCGGCTGTATGCCGGGGATAACATCATATTTGACGCGCCGGACTGGGCACGCTGTACCGTTGACCCCTTCGGGTATGTTATCGAAGGCGTGAAATTAAATGGTGATGTGGTCAGCAAGAATGGAGGCGGCGGTAGCGTCGAACCTGTGCCCTCTGTACTGGAGAGCAGCGCAGCAGCGCACTGGCTGTTTGGCTATGAGTCCACGTCGTATACAAGCCGTGTGGGGTATAAAACGCTGACACCGCAGGCCGCGCCGGAATTCAATAACAATTACATTTCGATCTCCGCCTGGGGCGGCGCGCTGATGACCGATATCCCCGATGCCGGGGAATACACTGTCTGCGCGGTGGTCAGGGTACCTGAACAGGCCCCGTTAACCGACTGCGTGGTGATTTACGGCACACAGAACGGGTATTCACTTCGGGATGACGACGACACCTACACCGGCAGTCAGCTGTCGATGTTTTCCGACAGGGATGATCGGCGATGGCTGCGTGTGAAAAATTCCGGTTACCGGGGAACGTCCCGGCATTATCCGACACTACAGCCGCCTGTCGGCCAGTGGCTGTTCATTTCACATGTGGTGAAACTTGAAGGCAGCGGACTGCGTTACCAGGCAATCAGCGTGGGTGGCGAAGAATATCAGATGCTGCGCGAGGCCGATGCAGATCGCCTGATTCTATCCGGCCGCAACATCGCCATTGGCAACGGGTGGTGTGATAACGCCATGTTCAAAACCAAAAATCTCGACATCGCTGAATTCATCTACTTCGACCATTCGCTTTCTGCGCAACAGGTCCAGGCCGTTTATCACAATTCCCGCCAGCGTATGGCTGAGCGCGCACTTAACTTACAGTAAAGGAGTCTCCCTATGGGCACAGCAATTATGGCCGCTGGCACTGATGCATCAGCGTACGCAAATAATTATCTTCCGCCGGTCACTGGCCCGCTAGCCTGGGCCAATCTGGAAAGCGATCTGCTGCCGGCAGGTCGGCGCCTTAAAAACTTCGGTAGCCTCGGAGGTACCTTTGCGCTGTCCGGTATTGCTCAGCTGGTAGCAAAAGGTGTTGCAGCGGCAGCGGGTACGGAAAGCCGTCTGACTCTGGGTACCTTTACGCCGGATGCTTACACCTTCATCGTGCTGGTCGACGTGGGCCCGGATGCAGGGATACTGCGTCACCGCAATATTCGTATCAGCACGAATGCCAGCAAAAAGCTCCAGCGCGTCATGGATGCCGGTACCAGCGTTTCCGATATCACCGCGCCTGCAACTGGCGCGTTCGCCGTATTTCTGTGTGGTGACAGCACCGGGCATGCGTTTGGTATTGTGACGGCTTCAGGCATTCAGAAATCCACCTCCACGGCGGTGAACAGCGGGACGACTGCCACCTGGATGGGAGGGACCAATCAGGCAGGCCTGGCAGCAGCATGGGCAGGCTATGGTTCGGCTTTCTATGACCGAAAGCTCAGTGACAGTGAAATGGAACGGGTGGCAGAACGCCTTATTAAACGGGCGCGTTATCTGGGAGTAACGGTGAATGGCTGATTTGTCGATTTCGGTTATTTCAGACCAGGCATCTGAGAGCAATCAGGCGGGGTGGTGGCATCCCCTTGACAGCTTTCAGGGAGTGGAATGTTACGGGCTGTGTAAAGAGTACGGTACCGCCGGTTATCATCAGGTCGAAATCGTTCGCCGTGATGCCGATGGTACCCTCACGCGGGGAATGTGTAAGAACGTCGACGGGACGGTCGCGGAATTTAACAATGACGTGGGCCATAATCAGCCATCTGTGGTTGTGGACGGTGCGGGATATATCCACGTGTTTACGTCGATGCACGTTAACCTGCTGCGGTACTTTCGCAGCGCGCGCCCTGGCGACGTGTCGCAAATGGTGGATGCGACCCTGGACTTTCCGGATGTGGACTGGGTCTGGACGTACCCGATCACCGGCAGAGGTCCCGATGGTGATGTGTATTGCCTGATGCGGGTCGCCAGCCGGAGCACCACCGGGGAAAATAAACGCGGGGGTATCCTTTACCGCTTTGACGTCGGCACGCTGCGATGGACCCGTTATGCGCATGTGGCTGAAACAGCCAACCGCGCTATTTACCCGGATGATATAGCCATTAACGAGGACGGCGTCCATCTTCTGTTTCAGTGGTCGGCCTACCCGTCGTCTGCCGTCCGCCATGTCGGGGAATATGGCGTCATTGGTACCGATGGACTGATGAGAACGATAAATAACACGCCCCTTCCAATGCCGGTAACGCAGGGACAGCTGGCGTATAAGCCATTGCAGCCGGGAGAAAACCCGGCGATAAGTGACGGGCTGAAAATGGGGATTCAGTCTGCGAAATTTGCGTTTGATGGCGAGGGGTTGTCGCATATCACTTACCGTTTCAGAACCGTGGATGATCCTTCCGGGACCTGGTTCAGTAAGTTCGGGGTCTACGTTGCGACATGGGCGGGGTCTGCATGGAGCGAGCAGCAGATTGCATATGTCCCGCCGGAGAGGGGGAACACTTCTGCAGCACTGGCGGCAACCGTTCAGGGGGGCAAACGGAGGGTGTATTTTTCGGTGGAATACACGTCTTCCGGGAATACTGTCGCTGTCATTGTCCTGGCGGAAAATGCAGGTTCTGGATGGGTCTACTCGGTACTTGGCAACAGCGCCCCCACACTTCTGCGCCTGGGAACTGCACCAGGAAACGGCGGTGATGTGCTTTACGTCTCAGCACCATTTGAGGCTAAGGTGTATCGCTATTTTGTGCCGGAAGATTATTCCCCGGCTCAGCAATTTACGAGTTTTGATGTGCTGCTGTCGACTCTGGTGTAATTAAAATCATCCCCCGGCAATAGCGCGGGGATATTTTCCTGTTTTTAGAGACCAATTGTAAATGTTAACGGCTATCACCATTGATAGCCGTTAACCTTCTATTAATTACTCAATATTAATCCCTCTACTGGCTAGACGTGTTTTAGATCTGATATATACCTCCAGCATTTCCATACCTGAAAGGGCTTTGTCATAAACGATATATTCAGCCACATCTAGCTTAACAGGATAGCCAAGTGCGCTTGAGCTATAATCAATTGGCCCCACGCTGACATTATTAGTGCTTACAATTTTTGCTTGTGCATACACCTTTTCAACAACAGAAGGTGTTTTGCCTCCAACAAGAACAATCGAGTTTATACTTGTTTCTGTTCCATTTTCGGAGAAACCAACGAATATCCATTTACTGGCAAGTCCTGCAGCTGACTTTTCCCCTGTAACACTTACTGAGGGGCGAAACTGACGGCGAATAAAAGGATTTTCATCAATATACACTGCAGAACCTGCACTCTGATTTAACGTCCCCATTAATATTGATGCAGAAGCGGGTGCTGTCGGGGTAGAGTCTACGCATATGACAGCGCATTGCGTTTGAGTAAGACCATCAATTTTATCACTTCTAAGGCCGCGTTTGGCGCTGGTATTTACTTGTATAGAAAAATTACCCTCCTCGCTTGTAATTTCCCCTACTTTTGTCAAGACTCGCCTGTTGACAAGTCCAATAAGAGAATTTTCCTTTCCATTCAGTGCCCAATGCTCATAAGCATCGGCTTCATATACGACCTCATATCTCTCGATGTCGCTTTCGGGAATAATCGGCAAATCATTCCCTGAATAAATAACAGGTGTTTGAAAAAAACCAAGCATTATTCACCTACCTTAATAACATTCATTTCAAAATGAGGGCAGACATTGAACATCGGCCTGTCAATGCCAAGAATATTGACTGTTGACTCGTCGCTATCTCGCAAGTTACCTGATGCACCATTTACGATATTCAGTCCAGTTCCCAGATAGTCGAGCGCATAACGCAGCGATACAGCTTCTGTCGGCTCCTGGGTCAGTGTGATAAAAACCCTGCGACCCTCGGTCATCATGGATTCAATGTCCAGGGTGGAGTTACTGGTTATTCCCTTGACGCGAAAACCATTGTTGGTTGTCGGTGCCAGATTTGAGTTATCGAGAACAACGGGCAATACCGGTGGATCAGTCAGCAGAGTGATAATGCGACCGCGCAACGTCGCAGATACAGGTTTCAGGTATTGTGGAATACATTGATCATGCACCAAAGTTTTGTAAGCGCGACCAATATATGCACCGAGCCATTTGTACCCCACATTCGTCAGATGTGTTCCGTCAGCTGCGAATGGAAGATGGTAGCACGGCGTAGTGAGATGAAATTTCTCATTCTTCTTCACGAGATCTAACTGTGCCAAAGCAACGCCACTACTGGTACGGACTTTATAGGAACACTGATACGTCAGGAAGTGAACCGGGGATTGTTGTCCGTTAATCGCCTTAATATCCTCCTCAGCGCTGACCTGCAAGCCCTCCAGATGCCCACGATATACTGTATAGGTTGTAGGGGGGGACTGATCGTTATCTGTCTCACCCTGTAGCCATGGAATAACATGAACCGCAGAATTGGGATTGAGCGCATACGCACCATTAATCTGTGGCAGGAAGTTTGAGTTATACCAGGCGGAACCCTTTATTAAATCGGCGATTTTTGTGCCGCCTTTACCGGCAGTGGCAGCAAAAATAATATGGTCAGCTGGATCAGAACCGTTCTCTGTCGCTGCCAGCGTTGTTGCATAATTTGCCGCACCAGAGCAGAAAGTTTCGCCGCGGTTACCGCCTCCATCAGGAGCAGTGCGGTTATCTTCGACCAGGGGAGCTAATGCCGTGTAAAGATGGTTATATCCGCGCGGGCCCGAGGAAAACGTTAGATTAAAGTATGGCTGGGTAACTGAAATAACAGGTGTTCCCATGGCCCCTATGCTCAATGATTGCCCGTAACCCTGAATAATATTCATTGCCTTCACTATGGGGCGAAGATGCTCGGCAAGCGGAACAAGCGGAGCCTTAATAACCTGGTTTTCATCGGCAGATAAAGCGCCTACTACACGTTGCAGATCATTATCGTATCCCAACAGAACCTTGTTGCCGGTTGCATCGGTAAACCAGGGAAATACAGGCCCGTCGCCTTTATACATTGCAAGCCCAAGTTGCTGCAGAGCGGTTTTAATTTGAATCTGAATCAGCTCATTAACTTTCTCGACGGCAAGGAGCCCGGCGCCAATGACGCATTCCTTCTCGCTGTCATAGCCCAGTAGCACTTTCCCGGTTAGATCTGTTTGCCAGGGAAATACAGGGCCATTCCCCTTATACACAAGTGGCGCCATAAGAGAAAAAAAACTGTTAATTCTTTCAAATGCTTCCAGCGCCAGCATTTGTCGCCCGGTTGGCTCCAGTGTGCCGTTGTTGTTGATGTACTCATCAGCAAGGGCATTTCCTTCCGGGCTTCTTATCCAAATCACCGCCCCGACAGGGATATTAGCTATATCGGCCTGGGCCGCCGCCAGCGTCAGATACTCTTTTCCGAGCGGAGCAATATTTTTTCGCGCATCCTCAATTGCTGCGGCAACAATTGCCATAATCTGGCGCCAGGAATCCAGCGGTTGCCCGGCACGGTCGGGAACGGTGGCTGCTGGCCCGTTAACAAGTTCGTCAAAGCGAGTGGCGTTATCGAGCAGCACCGCGGGCGACGTGCTCCCAAGAGGCGGATCAAAGGCCATGTTTTTTGCTCCAAAAAAGGCGTTCGCCCAAACGAGGGTTTGAGCGAATGGCCGCGGCTTTTTACAATCAGCTATTTCAAGGAGTTAGATAGTGCTGATTGGCTATGCGAGGGTATCAACCGGGGATCAAAACCTCGATTTACAGAAAAACGCGCTGATCCGCGCAGAATGTGAACTGGTTTTTGAGGATATGGCCAGCGGGAAAAATGCCCGGCGGCCAGGGTTAAAGCGAGCGCTGCGGCGGCTCCGCCCGGGGGATGTGCTGGTGGTCTGGAAGCTGGATCGGCTTGGCCGCAGCGTACGCGATCTGATTACGCTCGTGTCGGAGTTGCAGGCGCGCGGGGTGAATTTCCGCAGTCTTACTGACAGCATCGACACCTCGACGCCTGCGGGACGTTTCTTCTTCCACGTCATGAGCGCCCTGGCGGAAATGGAGCGCGAGTTGATTGTGGAGCGTACCCGAGCCGGGTTAGCCGCAGCGAGGGAGCAGGGGAGAGTCGGCGGCCGCCGCCGGGTAATGACTGAAGAAGTGGTGGAGCGGTGCCGCCGAATGCTGGAGAACGGCGCTACCCGGCAACAGATCGCAGATGTGATAGGGGTGAATGTGAAGACGCTGTATAAGTACCTGCCAGCCTCTTAAAATCATTGCGTTGCGTCGGTGCGTCTGATCGATAGCTGTAACCTGTATTGATCAGATTCTTCATTAAATCTACTGTATATAAAAACAGTATTTAGGGAGGCGAAGTTATGCCGCGAAACTCAGATATCGAAATAGCCTGGCGTCAGGCAATTGTCATTGAGCCTAATGGCCGCCGCACCGTGACAACGTCCGGTTTTATCCGGGAACTCGCAAAAGTTAACTGGCACTGGTCGCCACGCCAGGCTAACCAGTGGATAGAGCACTATGTGACGACATTCCGGGATGTCTCAACGCAGGAAGGCGATGAGCGTACGTTCCAGTTATACAACCCAAACGGAGGGCTATAACGTGGGATTTCCGTCGCCAGCTGCTGACTATGTAGAAGTACGACTGACCGTCGATAAACTCTGCGGTACCGGCCCAAATACTAGGCTCGTTCAGACAGAAACTGGTTACACCGTAGTCGATGTCTCCGGTAAACCAAAGCAAGGAGATACCGTTTTAATTCAATACGGCGGCGGCACTGATTTTGCAAAAATTATGGGCCGGGCATTTATTACAAGAGACGGGGAGGCTCTGGAAGGCGAGGCTTTGGATGATGTTACAGTTGTCGGGGTGGTGACATTCGTCATCAATCGAGCTTGGCCTAATGATGACGAATGTCCTGTCATATAAAGTCAACGGATTGTGTGTACATAAACGAGTACAATGAAAGTGACTTATTTTGATATTTCTCTTTATAAAACAATACATTAAATTGTTTTATAACTATATCCATTTAACTAAGGGGACAAGGCGGCACGAGTATAGCGTTTTTTGCCCGCCTGAGTAAGAGCCATACCGTCTGACTGCTTAAACCCTCGCCACTCAGGGCGCTTTTTTTATGCCCGGTCGGCCTTTTTCCCTTTCTCCGCCGCCTGGGCGCGGGCTTCCGCTTTTCGCTTGCTGCTCATATCGTTACGGATCTGCGCATGGCTCAGCAGTGCGAAGATGAAGGTCCCGCCACAGATATTTCCCGCCAGGGTCGGCAGGGCGAACGGCCAGATAAAGTCGCTCCAGGGCAGATTTCCATTAAACACCAGATAAAGGATCTCGACCGAGCCCACCACAATATGGGTGGTATCCGCCAGGGCGATAAGCCAGGTCATGAGAATAATCACCACGATTTTGGCGGCGCCGGCGACAGGAAACATCCAGACCATGGTGGCGACCAGCCAGCCGGAAATAATCGCATTGGCGAACATCTCTGTCGGACTGTTTTTCATTACGTCTTCGGCGATGCTGACAAAGGCCTGACGGGTTGGCTCATCAAAAATAGGCATATAATTGAAGGCCCATGCGGCCACCGCGGTACCGATGAGATTGCCCGCCAGCACCACCGACCACAGCCGCATCAGCAAACCGACGTTACCGAGGGTGGGATTATGCATCACCGGCAGAACGGCGGTGACCGTATTTTCAGTGAACAGCTGCTGGCGGGCCATAATTACGATAATAAAGCCGAAGGTGTAGCCGAGGTTTTCCAGCAAAAAACCTCCCGGGATCCCCTCCAGTTTGACGTGAAAAATTCCCTTCGCCAGCAGGGAGGCCCCCATCGACAGGCCGGCCGCAATCGCTGACCATAGCAGGGCCAGCGCATCGCGCTCCATCTCTTTTTCCCCTTCCTGGCGAATATGTTCATGGATCGCCATCGCCCGCGAGGGAAGGCGATCTTCATTTACTTCGATCTCTTCACCACGCTGATTTTCCTCACTTTCCACTTCTCTTTCGTCATCCTCTGCCTTTAATTTGTTATTGTCTAGTTCATCCAT